AAACTACCTAGTTGCCACTCTGTCGTAGCACCTACGCCTGCAATCGCCTTGACCAGCTTGACCAAGACTACGGTGGTTGATGTGCCGCCTAGACGCTCCAGAATCTCGCCGTAGCCCCACTTGATCTGCGGAGCGACCTCGCTGTTCAGCCGAATGTAGCGGCCTATGTCGCTGTCTTTGAAGCCGTCACCATCGTTGATGCCTGACGTGGAGCTTGCAGTAACGCGGATGTACACGTCCTTATCGACGAAGCTCTTGCTCCAAGTCATGTCTTCGGTGGTCGGTGCCTGCGCCAAGTCTATCGGTGTGCCGCCTTCGGTTGTCGCCACCTTGAAGGTGTTCTGTGTTGCGCTGACAACGAAGTAGTCGGTGGCTGTCGCTAGGCGGGTAGAGATCGTTACGTTTTCTGGACCGGTGATGGTCTGGCTGGTGCCGCTGGTAACGTCAAAGGTGTTTGTGGTCTTGGCCGTGATGGTATGAAAACCATCTACGCCTGCACCACTCGTGAAGTCTAGGTAGATTTCATCACTGACGTTTCTGCTGTGCCCTGTTTCCGTGACGGTAACGGTTGTGCCGCTCTGACTGTAGGTGCCGGTAACCGGCGCTTTGGTGATGCCAGAGCCACCAGTGAACTGCACTTTCATACCATTCACTAGCGGATGATTTGCCAAGGTAAAGGCGTTGGTGTCTACATCCACATTGCTTGGGCTGACCGTGCCGACTTCTTCCAGGCTGAGTGAGCCATTCGTAAAGCTCGCGGTCCAATTGGCGGTATCCGCTAGCGCTACCGTCATTGTCGTGGTCGTGGTGTTGGTCGCTTGGAACGGCCCATCCGTAAACGTGACCGTAGGGCTGTTGTAGCTACCACTGATGACCGAGGGTAACAGGTTCGTCAGTGTCCAAAGATTAGTCGCAAAGCGCTCAAAGCGTGCGGGCGGGTGATCTGGATGGGCTAAGAAAAGTACGTCAGCAGACTGTGTGAAGGCTAGGTCATCGACCTGTGCGGCGGTGTACGCCGTGGTGACTTCGTAGCGCTGGCTGATATTGACGTTGCCGCTGGTAGTCTGTGATGTGGTGCTGGTAACCGTGAAGGTGTTTGCGTCTGGAACGGTGGCGATTGTGTAGAAGCCGTCAACGCCATTGCCGCTGGTAAAGTCTAGGTAGACTTCATCACTAGCGCTGTAGCCGTGTGTAGACTTCGTTACCGTGACGGTAGTCGTGGTCTGGCTGTACGTTGCTGCGATGTCATCGGTCCTGACTGGGCCATCATTCGCGAAGAAGCGGATGTATAGGTTGCCGAACTCCAGCACCAGGCTGGTGCCCTGACCGCGACTGAACGGTATCAGTCGAGCTGCACCGTTGGCCTTGGTGGTTGCCGCAAAGAAGGTGCCTGGCCGGCGGGTAAGACTGCCCTGCGGCAAAACCACCATATTTTCAAGCGTATCCAGGCTGGACTTGTAGGACTCCAACTCGACCATACCTTGCATCCTGGGCGATATCTGCCCGTCTGCAAAGCTGGATTGAAGTGCCTGGATTCGCATCAGCTAGCCGGTACTGCGCGGCGGTAGGTTGAACCTACAAGGCGGGCGTTGATGAACCCGTCCGCAAGAAATTCGCCTGCCTGAGAGCGTTCCTGCGAATCAACGCCACGCGCTTCGGCCAGTATCTGTAGGTACTTTGATAACATCCGGTCACGCAGCTCCGCTCGACCTGTGAGCGCTTCTGCGATCTCTGATGCCAGCTTCATCGCAATTGCGTGCAGCAATAGGCTATCAAACTGAGTTGGATCGGTGACCTTGGCGATATACAAAAGGTTGACTGCTGTCGCGTCGGTGAACACAAAGCGGCCTTCCAGTTTGTAGTCCTGGTAGTAGTCTTCGATGTCCAAGACGCGCAAGCAGTCCGCGGGTAGGGCAAACTTCTTGGCGTAGCCCCAGGCGGGAGCGGTCACACTGGCAGCCAACGCTGCGCGGGTCACCGCTGCATTCCAAGGGTGTGAACGAAGCACGGCGTCTCTGCAGTCTTCATAACGAAGATTACACTGCCGTGCCCGCTCGTTTTCGTCGGTCAGGGCTGCGATTTTAGCTTCGCCCAAATTACTCAGGGCGATGTTGCATATCTGAACGACGCTGGTCATTAGTCTCCCAAGGTATAGAAGACCATGAACTTAATCGTCCCAGTCGCGGCTGCGCCACCAACGGTAGCGATCAGATCGGTCTGGGCCGTGTAGTTGTAGCCAACGCCTGCGATGGCATTGGTTTCCGTTACCAGGTTGGCGGTGTTCATCGTGGTGGCCGTGATAAAACGGTCATCGTCTGAAGCATCGCCGACCTTGATCGTTACGCTTGAACCCAGCGCATCTGCGACCACGCGGACTTGCCAGATGGTTGCACCCTTGGGCATACGCGCAAAGGTGATGGTGTCCGCAGAAGCCGTAGAACTGGCTTCAAAGCTGTCATACCAGACCCGCATTCGGCCATGAGCTTCTGCGGCATCTACATTCACCGCCGGATCGGCAGTGATGTTCGTGACTTTCGTCGTGTTATTATTTGCCATTAGTTAGCTCCTGGTTATGGCGATTCGTCACATGAGATTTCAACAACCTTTTCTTCTTCCATTCGCGTAGCGCCAATGGACATACAAGCGTACACCTGGACGGCGTAACCTTTGTCTGGGCGCTCATCAATGCGCACGGTCAAGTCCTTGGCTACCGCCAGCGTGATGCCGTCTGCCGCATACGCAAAGCAGGTGCGCACATCGGTGCCGGTGTTGTGTGCCAAGCGGGTGCTGGTGATGAAGTTGAAACCCATGAAGGTGTTCACCTCGCCTTGAACCAACGCCTTGACGGTGTTGAAGTCTGAGCTGGTGATGTTGGTGCTTTCCAAAAGGTCTTGGATCTGCTTCGGACCAACCACCATGAAGCGTGGAATGCTTGGGTCAACGTCGTTGTTGTCCAGCAGATACTTGGCTTCGCGCAGCTTGCCAATTGTCAGACCTTCGTTTGATCCTGACAGGTTGACCGCTACTTTCTGTCCTGCGGGTAGCGCGGTGGTGGTTCCGCCGGTTTCGCCAGTCTTGGCGTCACCTGTGGCGGCGGTGATAATCACATCGTCCATTGACCGCCCGATTGCGAATGCCTGGGCCTGGGCGTAGGAAGAAGTTGGGTCAACGATCATTCGAAGTTTGTCTTGATCGTCGATAAGGTCGGCTACTTCATAGTCAGCCAACGTCACCATGCGCCGTGCGTGTGGTGTATCATTCAGCAGAGTATCTGCAGCTCTGGTGGTTCTTACTGATGCGGACTGTGACCCAATCTGGTCAAAGAATGCTTGTTTACCTCGGACCGCTTCCACGCGCACCGCTCCACGGAGCCGTGAGCCTTTCTGCTGGCTAAGGTGTTGTAGGTTGGCGCTGTACTGCTGTACGAACGCCGTCGTGATTTGCGAAGACATTAGTCGCTCCAAATTTAAGCGGCCATGCTCAAATTCAGAGTTGTCTTCGCTAGGAAGGCTCTAGGTAGGGTGCGAAAATACGGGTCTAGACAGATTGTCCGAACCGCAGCCCGCATGGCGGATAGTGCCTAGCGCTTACGTCGGCTAGGCGGTGATTTTGGTGGTTCTAGTTTAAAACCTTCATCTTGGCATACAAAGTTCCAATAGCTGTTTGCAAGTCGTATCGGATCGACAATGTCTGCCTGCGTGCCGTTTTCTACGGCTAACCGCAGTACTTCCATGCGCAGTTCGCGGATCTCCTGTGGCGTCATGTCAGCAACTCGCGCAGCTTCAGGGCTTCTGCGACATAGCGGTCATGGTCACGGTGCATGCCGTCCCAGTAGGGTCCGTCTGGTGCCATCAGTTCAGACAAACGGCTTTCAATATCGGCCTTGCCGCCATTCATCGAAGTGCCGACATCGTTCTGTAATAAGCCGTCTTCCTGCATCAGTTGGCCTACCTTGTTCATCATCTTGACCAAGCCAGGGTGGTTGCCCAGGCCAGTCTCTTCAACAAGTTTCAGTGTCTCTGCATCCGCTAACTGTAAAAACGCACGGCGGGCCACGTCTACATTGCCTTCGTAGTCTCTTCCCCAGTCCTGCTTCAACTCATGCACAAAGTTCTGTTGCTGCAGTTCGAACTGATCTTTGGCTGCCGTTTCCGATAACTGCGCATTACTGTTGTACCAGTCGTAGAGCTGGCGGGCCTGTGCTTTTGATAGTCCAGCTTTATGCGCTTGTTGCAAGTACTGGCTGGTGACTTCATCCTGCGCGTTGATCTCATAGCCCGCTGGGTCATTCGGGCGGCCCATCCGCTCATAAACTTCTTGCCAGCCTGCATCATCGGGCGCAGACGGCAAGCGGACAATCTGCTCCGGTGGTGCGCCCATGCGCTTGACCAGGTGGACATAGCTCTTCGCTAGCTTCGAAACATCATCAAAGCTGCGCAGACTGGGTTCGTTGGCTAGGTCTTCCGGTAGGCTTCGCGGATCAAACGCCAGGTTGTTCAGGGCAGCGCCTTCCGGTGTCAGACCTGTCTGACTTGGTGCGGGCGCTTCAGATTGCGGCGACTCTGTCGTCTGCGGTGCTTCTTGGGTCGTAGCTTCCATACGGTACGTCTAAAAGGTTATCAAGCCGCTCAAGGTCAGTACCCAAGTAACGGAGCAAATCAACAACAACACT